TAACATAATGGAATGGGTTATAATAATAGGAATTCTTTGGTTAGCTTTAGCAGGTATTGCTAACTTTTATGGTTACAATCCGGGTACAAAAGGACTCAGAGAAAAACCATATATAACTAGGAGTGGTGAAAAACACACTGCAGACAAATCGAGAGAGGAACATATAGTATGATAGAGATTTATGGAAAGACGCAATGTCCGTTTTGCGATAAAGCAAAACAATTATGTGAGAGAGAAGGCTTAGAGTTTGTTTACAAACAATTAGACGAAGACTTTACAAGAGAGGATCTGTTTGAACAGTTTCCTGGCGCTAGAACATTCCCACAAATAAGAATGGATGGTGAAAATATAGGTGGTTATACCGACTTAGTAGAAAAACTGGATTTATAATGAAATTAAATATACTTGGTGATCCTGAGGCATCAGTACCTCAAAACGAATTAGATAAAAACGCTATGGGTGGAACAGAGCTTATGAAATATGCCCTGTTTGATAAACTACCTAAAGACTTATTAGATAAATTTCAAATCATACCTTCAAGATTTAGAAAATTAGAAAAAGGTAAGATTCCAATATACTGGGTACATGACTTAGCTCAAGATCCAGAGATGCAACATCTTAAAGATGGTGGTTGGGAAAAATTTGAAAAGATAGTATGTGTATCTCATTGGCAGAAACAACAAATTCAAAACTTCCTTGGCGTTCCAGCTAGTAAGTTAGTAGTATTACAAAATGCAATTGAGCCAATCGATGCTCATGACAAACCAGATGCAGATAAAAGAATAAACATTATCTATCATACAACTCCACATAGAGGATTAGATTTACTTTATCCTGTTATGGAATGGGTAGAGAAAACTTTTCCTGACATTAACTGGCACTTAGATGTTTATAGCTCTTTTGGAATATATGGTTGGGAAGAAAGAGATAAACCATTTGAAAAATTATTTAATAAGATAAGAAAGCATAAGAGAATGACTTATCATGGCCATGTACCTAATGAAGAGATACATAAGGCTCTAAAGAAGGCTCATATATTTGCATTACCAAGTGTATGGCCAGAAACATCTTGTATAGCAATGATAGAAGCTATGTCAGCTGGTTGTGTTTGTGTACATAGTAGTTTAGCTGCTTTACCAGAAACAACTTCTAATTGGACTTTACAATATGACTATACAGAAGATATGAATGATCATGCAACAAGAATGGCTTTAACTTTGGGTGATGCTCTTAGATTAGTAAAAGATCCTAATATGGAAGAAAGATTAAATATGCAAAAAGCATATACTGATGGTTTCTATAATTGGGAAGTAAGAGCTCAACAATGGCAAGTTTTATTGATGTCTATTCTTGACAAGCATCAAACTGTTCCCTCAGAGAAAGAAACTGTAAAAGATACTGATTCCTCTCCTTAGTATTCTTAATGAATACTTGAGGTTCATCTTCACCGTCAACTCCAATAACAACAGCTAGCTGTCCTACTTGCATTTGTGTTCTTTCTTCGAACATAAAAGAATAAGCAGCAGCCTGTACAAAGTAGTTTTGGATCCACTCTTCTTTCTTTTTCTTTTTAGATGTCTTGAAGTCAACAATAGATAATGTTCCATTGTATTCTGCAACCATATCAACTTGTCCAGCTGATCTTAAGAAGTCTGAATATAAGAATCCTTCTACTGCATAAACTGTTCCTACTGTTTCAGCTAAATGATTTGACATTGCATCAAACATTTCTTTATTGCTTGGCATTACTTCTACTTGATCCATAGTTCCAAGTATATAATGTTCACATAGCTTATGTACTGAAGTACCTCTTGCAGCAGCTACCTTAGTAATCTCATTAGCTCGTTGTTCTCCAACTCTAGCTCTCCATTCCTTTATAGCTTGCTTAGTCATCTGACCGGTTATGGTCGTCACAGAAGGATAGTATGACCCATCTGGTGTCTCATATAGTCTCTTACCGTTTACGTTCCTTCTAGGAAGTTTCTGAAGGTCTGAGAGCTGTAAATTAAACTGTTTGTCTATCATTAGTGATGCTTCTTATATATTGATGACTTTTTCCATTTGTCTACTGCTTTGTTAACTGCTCCCTGCTTAGAGCCTTTTGCTGAATTAACTTCTCTACCGAATGGTGTTTGAGGATTTTGTTCTCCTATCTTAGATAGGACTTCTTTGAAACCTTCATCAGGTTTTCTTAACCCATCAACGCCACCTACGATCATAGGTGTACCAATAACTTGTCTAAGGTTAGGATTAGCTTTTAGAAAGTCATCCTTCTCAGATATTTTTAGTTGCAGTTCAAACTGCTCACCAGTTTTGGTATCTTCAAAATCGTATAGTGGCATTAGCTATTGGCTGGGTCAGTTAAAAAGTCTTCGAATGCTTGTTTAATAACATTCTTTGATACACCTTTTATCTTTCTAGCTTTCACTTCAAGTAAAAGTTTTGCATCATCAGGATCCAATTGTTCAAGTATCTCAATAAAAAGTTGTTCTCTTCTTACTTTAGATACATTAGACTTACCTTCTAAGAACACATACATTCTTCTCATCTCAGAATATAACATTCCTTGATTATCAAATGATTTGTCCAAAGGTTTGTAAGGTGGATTACCTTCTGGAAGTGCCCAAGTTAATCTATTGTCGTATGCAAGTTCTAAGATTCCTCTTAGTTCTCTATTATCCTCTCTTTGCAAGATTCTAATTTTCTCTCCAACAGACTTGGCTTCTTTAACTTCATTAACTATTTCGCCAATTCCTTTTATTTTTTCATTTACTGCCATATTAAAACTCACTTATATTTTCTATAAGGTTATTTAGCTTCTTTTTTACAAAGTAGTTAAATAGTTTACCTCTATCCTTGTTTTGACTATTGAACTGATCTAAGACCTGTTCATTAATCTCTGAAGGCGTGTATTGTAAATCAATTAACATTTTATTTCTTTCAAAACCAGCTGTCCAGTCATGACTTCCATTCATTGTACCTTGATCTACAGTTTCTTTAATCTTTGTTAGTGTAGTTGCTCTCATAGGTTTTTGTCTACCGCCAGATACAAATACATCATCTTTAGATAAACAATTAGGAATACCATCACCCCTATCACCTTTGGCAATATGTTCTACAAGATACTCAAAAGGATTTTTCGAATTAATCTTTCTTTTTCTTACAGGATCATATTGATCTACATTAACAAATTTTTGAAGTTGGACAAAGTCTTTATCGCCAGATAAAATTAAAATAGGTTCTCCTTCGCCTAACTGTTTACCAAATTCATGACACAGTACACCGATTACATCATCAGCTTCTGCTGTATCAACTTGGATAACTTTATAAGGGAAGAATTCTTTCAATTCATCTCTAACATTATTAAGACAATTAAAAATATGAGGCCAATCGTAATCAGATTCATCTCTGTTCTTTTTACGATGTGCTTTGTAGTATGGAAAAAGTTTCTTTCTCCAATTATTGGTATCATCACAACAAATAACTAACTCACCATACTTCTCATTAAACTTAACTCTATTGAATCTAAGAGTATTGAGAATCATATGTCTGAGTAAACCTTCGTCGACGTCAGTATCTCCACGACCGTGGATCTGTGCCATTAGGTTGCTAATCATAACCTGATTTAGGTCAACCAATATCATAATTTATCTCCAAATCAAAGCATCATTATACAAGATTACGTATTATTAGTCAACAGTGCGATTCAAATAATCCTTCCAATGATTTATAAAAATGTTACTATCTTCGTGATTAATTATTTGTTTAGTAAATTTTTGTAAAGGATGGTCAATGTCACTTGCTTTCATTAGACATGACTTAATAGATTCGCATACCATTAACATTTCTTTGTCAAGGTCTTTCTTATGGGAAAGATCAATTCCTCTTGCTTGTACGTCGTCAAATATTTGGTACGTAAGCTCGATCGCAGTGTTCAAACAGAGGTCAAATTGATACTTCTTGATATTCTCCTTACGCTGCTCTTCGTTTTCTACGAATTTTTTTTGTTTCCCATTCAATGGGAATTGGATTACTTCGCCCATGGTATTATTTAGCTTTATTCTCTCTGGCTTTACGCATTCTTTCTACAAATGCTGCCTTTTGAGCTTCAGTCATAGGCTTACGATTTGATTTCTTCTTTTTGACTTTTCTTGATGTAGAGTTTACCATGATATGACCTTTATCATTATACTTTAATGGTTTCATACCATAAGCAACTCTTTCTTCATTCTCAAGTTCAGGAGTCCACACAGTCATATAGTCTTTATAGTAAACTCCAAACTCTCTTTTAGGTTTTCCGTTAGAATGATAACCCATAGCTAGACATACTTTACTAACTTTCTTTTCCATATTACCGCCAGCAAATATACTACAATATGCTCCAGTTCTTAAATAGCTTTCAAGTTGAGATATGTATGCATTCCAAGTTTCTCTTCTAGCCAATGCTCCTTTTGTTCCTGCCACATGTGATCTATGCTCAGCTGTTTTATGAGCTCTAGCTTCTTTTATCCATTCTCTTACATTCTTCAAGCTGAAGTCATGATCATCTGGTAACGCAACCACATCTTTACAGTATTGAGTATACTTTGGTGGGTTCTTTGCAAACTTTGCTTCTCTTGCTTTTGCTAATCTATCAGTCATAATTTAAGTCGTCTAGTATCTCCATTTGATTAAAGGTAGCATCTTTATATAGTATCTTACCTTTAAACTTATTATGCTTTATTGTATTTTTACCAGGAAAATAACATTGAGTAACTGGTGCTCTTTGTAATCCTGATGTACCTTTCAATATCTTTTTGCCATCATCTACATTGTAGATATTATTTCTTCCAAGCAAATTTTTCATATGATTGGTTGGCCATGTGCATGTTTTAACTTTTTGTCTCCTTTTACCAACCATATTACCCCAATCGTGAATTAAAGTCCACAGCTCTGCCATAGGGCCAGCATCTATAATTTGCATTTTATCTAACCATTTGTCCATTGCAAAGCGTGCTAATCTTGGACTTAAATTAATACATTCAGCAGCAATTCCAATACACCATAAATCATGATCTTCTATTTGATCAACTAACATATTAGTCTTATCAACATCTCTTACAAAAGCATCATGTTCTAATACAATTATTCTTTCACCTGTATCAGCAATATGCTTCCACCAATGAAACATAGATGTTAAACAACATCTTTCTGTAGGAGTTATTTTATGTTTTACTTTTTTGTACTTAGATGCACTACTATATTCGCCCCATGGAATACTGAAGGGTGCATTATATTCTGTGTCTGGAGTATAACATTGCCATAGTTCAACATCAACATTTTCTACTTCATCCCAAGTTTTCTTAGCTATGTTTGCATACGCCATAGATACTGGATTGTTGAAATCACAGATCATTTTAGCTTTGTATTTTGCCATAATGGTATTTTATAATAAATTATTTTTTAAGTCAACTTCATATTTATTACATTTATTACAAATAACTGTTGACTTTTAAGTTATAAATACTTATACTCGCCTTTGTGGCGGGGAAGGGATAAGGCGTCAATATAATATGGAATATAAACCACTCGATCATACTTTAATCAATTCTGACGTCTGTATAAGATGTGGACACTGCTGTAAGTGGACATCTAAAACCCAAATTGCTAATGGCGCGGGTCCTGAATGGATGGATGTTATTCTTGGATCTAATCCTCATCTTGAAGTACAATATCATAATAAAAGAGATGTTACATTTTCAGATGGGCGAAAAGCTAAAGGCGTAACTCCTTTTGAAATTGTTGCTCGATGTCCTAAACTAAAAACTAATGAAGAAGGTCATAAGCTCTGTAGCATATATCAGGACAGACCTACAACATGCCGTAGATATAATTGTTTTGATATGTCTAATAAGATGAAAAGAAGACCTGAAAATTTTGAATTCATAGCTGGTATAATTAAAGAGGTACATGGCATTGAAGTAAAGTATGAAAACCCTCTTACAAAAAATCCTGGATCACAAGTTAAAAAAAATCTTGAGATGATAGGAATAAAACAAATTTATTAAAATTAGCTGTTGACTTCAAATCTATAATGTGTTATAGTGAGGTCATATTTAATTAAAGGAGAACTAAATATGGCACATATGGTAGAAACAATGGCTTACGCAGGGGAACTTCCTTGGCATGGGCTTGGTACTAAAGTGAATGAGAATATCTCAGTTGATGATATGCTCAAAGAAGCTGGTTTAGATTGGAGAGTCGCAAAGATTCCTTCATTTGCTAATTTTGAAGGCAAAGAAATCTATTCTGGACACGACATGTTGGTAAGGGAGTCTGATGGACAACCTTTAGATATGGTTAAACAGAACTGGGTTCCAGTTCAAAACGCTGACGCTTTTGAATTCTTTAGAGAGTTTGTAGAAGCTGGCGATATGGAGATGCACACTGCTGGATCTCT